TGCCTCTTCGTTGCCTTCCAGCTGGTTGTCGCCGACAACACCGTCACCTTCCATGTCGGTGACCAGAGTGATGACTGCGCGAGCCGCGCCGCCAGGACCCTTCTTGAGCTCCTTGATACGCTGGATCATGGCGTTCTGGCCAGTACCAGCGAAGTTGCCCAGGAACATCTTGTTGCGTGCCGCTGCCCACAGATCGCGCGACCAGACGGTCAGCTGCTCAGTGGTCAGGTTGGCAAAATTGGTAAGCGCCATGACGTAAATCCTCGGGGAGATGGGAGTGTCTTCTACCTGGCCAAGTAACGCGCTTGGCGGCGAGGATGCGACTCTGGTAACCCGGTTTCGATACGGGCCGGCGCTTACGTGGCCGGGGGCGAAGTTAACGGCAGGCGAGCCTGCCGTTAACCCGATATTACCGCTGTTTTAGCTGGTGTCAAGCGGACGGGAGAAAATCGCCCCGGAGCCGTGCCTTGGTCTTTGCCGGGAGTTTCTGGAACTCCTCCTCGGAAAGCCCTTCGGGATCGATATGCTCTGCAACTTCCTCGCGCGAATCGGTCGTCGCGGGCTGGCGCTTTGCGGTATCCGCCGCCTTGACCAGATCCGGCTTCTTGGCCTGCTTGACGACCGGCTTCGCTTCTTCCTGCTTCGGCTTGCCGCTGAATGGGTCGCGACGCAGCACCATCTTGGCCGCTTTGCGCAGCGCCGCCTGCGGCGTGCTGCCCATGGTTTCGTACGCGCGGGTGAGTTCGTCAACTTCCTTCGCGAGGTTGATGTCGTACTCATCCGACTTCGGATCGAACTCTGGCACTGCGGCTTCGAGCTGAGCCACCAAGGTGTTGTACATCGCCGTTTCGCTGGCTTCGGTGGCCTTCTGCGACGCGATCGCACTGGCTTCGGCGCGACTCAACCGCTGCGTGATGTTGTCAATCTCGCGCTGCTTCTGCGCTGCAGTCTTGACGTCGCCATTCGCGCGGGCTTCCTCTACTACATCGTAGAGCGCGTCGCGGGCCTGCACCAGCTCGTCGTACTTGCTGCGCCCATCCTTGGTCGACGCAGCGCGGATCTCCTGCAGCTCGCGCTCCGCCTCGGCAGCACGCTCTTCGGCCTGGCGCCGCGCAGCGGTGGCCTTGGCGAGACGTTCGTACGGGACGCGCTTGCCGTCCTTCTTCTCGGGCTCTTCCTCGGTCTCTTCCTCTTCGTCGCCTTCCTCAGTGCCTTCGTCTTCTGTCTCTTCCTCTGTTTCGTCTTCCTTGGCCTCGGCCTTGTCGTCCTTCGCCTTGTCTGGCTTTGCAGCCGGCTTCTTGCCCTTGGCCTTTTCAGGGGCCTCGTCGACCACTACGTCATCACCGCGGTCGGTAGAGTCGAGCTCAGTATCGGGGTCGATCTTCTGCACGTCCGCCAGTTCGATTTCCTTGCTCATGCCTTCTTCTCCTTGGGTTTGGCCGCGGCGCTAGCCTTGGCCTGCTTGGCTTTCTCACGGAGCTCGATCAACGAAAGTGCTGCTTCGCGCCGGCCCTTCTTCTCTTCCTGCTCGTGCTTCGCGATGGAGTTGGCAGCTTCAAGCTGAAGCCTCTTCTTGTCCAAGTCCAACCGCTGCGCCGCTTCCACCTGCTTCGACAGGTCCTGCGAGTCGCGCATCTTGTCGACCGCACGGGCCTTGTTGAACTCTGCGCTCGCATTGCGTTCGTTGGCCTCAGCTTCCATAACTCCGCGTTCTGCGGCGAGAAGCGCCTGCTCTTCAGCCTGCTTCGCAGCAGCTGCGTCAGCAGAGTCGCCAGACATCGACTCCAGCAGTTCCGCACGGCGCGGCACCTGACTGACTTCGATGAGCGCGGCATCCGGGATCGCGACACCGAGCTTGCGCAGTTCGAGCAGCTCACTGAACGCGGACATGTCCTGCGTCGCGCGAGCAGCCGTCGGCACCAGCGTCACGGCGTACTTGCCGCGAGTGACGTCGTTGAGCACTTCGCCGGTCTCAGATACTTCGTTGAGCGTGACCCGCTCTGTCTTCTGCGTAACACCACCCGACGCGATGACGTACGCACGGGTATCGGTGTAGTAGGTCTGCACGAGGTCGAGGATCGCAGCAGCGAGCCACTTCTTGGTCTGGTAGAACGCAGCGGTAGCGCGAGCCTGGTTGCCAGCAGCCGCGGCGCGGTGCGTTTCCAGCGCGCGCGCCGACACATCCTCGCGAGCGCTGTTGGTCGAGTACTGGTTGACGCCAGAGATGTCCATGACCATCTCGGACACCTTGCGCGACATGTTGTCGTGGCCGCTCGGCACTGAGTTGGGCGTGATCTTCTCTGCGTTCGCGATGTCGTCGAGCACCATCACGAGACCGGTCTCGGCGCCACGGCGCTCAAGCTCTTCGATCTCCATGTTACGCAGCGCGCCTTCCTTGAGCTTCCAGCCAGAGTTAGCACTGGTGTTGATGATGTGCAGCTCCTGCGACAGCACCTTGTTGAAGAGGCGCTGTGGGTCGATGAGGTTCTCAACCTGGCCCATCGATTCACCGTCGATGAAGTATGGGAAGAACGGCACCACGGTGAACCGGTTGTACGGGCTGAATTCATCGTGCAGCAGGATTGGACCAGCTGACACGGTCCAGCGGATCGTCTTCGCCTTGCGCTTCATGACGATCAGCCCAGGCGTGACTTCAAGCACGCGGGCGATCTTGTCGCGGTCCCAGTTCTCGGGCACTTCCTCGAAGTCGCCAGTGTCGACGTCGATGAACTGGTCGCGGTATGCCACCTGCCGGTACTGGCGTTCGATCAGCCTGTACGAGCGGTGCATGTCAGGGTCAGACCCCTCCTCGTTGTACATGCTCATGTAGGTGCGACGAGTGTAGTCGTACTGATCTTCGGGGCGCAGCCACGATGAACGCGGCACGGCGTCGACCACTGCCTGCATCTTCGCCTTGCCGTACGCGAGTTCGAGATCGTTCGGCGACATCCAACTCGTCGTGAACACCTGCGGCCACGTTTCGGGGTTGTAGTCCTCGATCTCTGGATCAAGAATGACGTTCTGCGAGCGCAGCTGCCGAATAATGACGTCGCCGGCGATGTTGTTGTCGAACCCCATGCGCACGTCGAAGTACGCACGGCTCTGTAGGATCCCGCGCTCGAACACCTGGGTTTCGAGCCAGTCGAGATCGTTGGCGCGCTGCACGTGCAGGTAGAGCTTGTCGAACAAGCGAGCCATGCCCTCGTCGGCATCTTCGATCGGGGTGTACCGAACGTCGACGCGGTTCTGCAGGTACTGGCTCACCATCGTGTCGACAGTGCGGAAGATCTTGTTGATAGTCAGCGCGGGGCGACCGGCGTCGTCCAGCGGCTGCTTCTCTTCGGGGGTCCACTGACGGTTGAAGTAGAAATCCGTAGCGCGGCATGCGCGCTGCAGATACTCTTCGTGACCGTTGTCGCGGCACCACCGATAGTAGTCGTAGTTGTCGCGAGCGGTATCTTCGCTGCTCATTTTTAAGCCGCCATGAAGGACTTGTTGGACCCGTTACCCTGTGCCTTGAGCGTGTCCTGCCAACTCTTTACCTTCTTTTTTGCCTTGGCGTATTTGCGCGGCGGAGAAACCAACAGCGCCAAGCGCGACAACCATGCCATTGCGTCCACGACGTCATCATACACGCCATTGGGAAAACGCAGCATTTCCTGCACAGCGCTGACCGCCCAAGGCTGATTCAGCAGGTGCAGCTTACCCATCTGGAGCCTGGCCTGCAGTGGCTTGGCGCGAACCGTCTTTTCCTGGATCGGGACCAGCTTGTCAGTGAACGGGATGTAGATCCGGTTCATGCTGGTCTTGACGTCAATGATTGGGCGCACGGCTTTCTCGTATGCGCCACGTTCGATGCCGACCTGATACGGGTTGTACTTGTTGCACAGCGCGATCAACGTGTCGGCAAACTCAAGGGAGTGCATGCGAGCACGCACCATGTCGATCACGTACAGGTCGTCGTTGGAGTCGAGCGCGCCGACCACGAACACGGTCCAGTGGTTGTCCGCGTCCTTGCCGAACGACGGGTCGACAGCAATAAGCACGCGGTAGTGCTTGATATCGTCTGCCAGCTTGTCGAAATAGCGGAAGTCTGATTTACTGAAGAAATCACCATCGTCGGGGACCGGATTCTGCTGGTACAGCGCATTCCACTGCTGCGCAGGCATCGAGTTGCGCTGGCGCTTGAGTGCCTTGATCGTGTACCGGTCGGGGTGAAGTGCATCGCCTGCGCGGCGCAGGACGCGCGCGTCGGGCGGCGCGGAGCCGAGCAGGATCTTGCCGCCGCGAGTGAGGAACTCGTCGTGCTCAGCGATCGCCGGGTAGCTGACTACTTCCCAGTTGTCGTACTCACCTTCGGGGATTTCGGCCTTGATGGCCTCTTCCATGCCCTGCAGCATGGCGCCGGCCAGGTCAAGATCGTGCCAGCGCGTCTGAATGATCAGCTTCCCGCCGCCAGGCGCCATACGCGACTTGGCAGTGGTGTTGTACCAGTCGAAAACGGCAGTGCGGATCTTCTCCGAGCTGGCCTCTTCGTAGTCCTTGATCGGGTCGTCAGTGATCAGGATGTGCGCGCCCTTACCCGTGATCGACCCACCAACGCCCGCAGCAGTGTATGAACCCCCGGACGTTGTGTCCCAGCTCTCCACGTTCTGGCTGTCGGAACGGATCTTCGCGTGGGGGAACATCTTCGCGTACTCCGCCGTCTTCATCCGATCCCGGATCGAGCGCGAAAACTTGATCGGCAGGGCAGCGGTATACGAACATGAAATCACCTCCCACTCGGGGTGATGTCCAAGCGCCCACGAAGGGAACATGTCGGAGGCGAGGGTCGACTTGCCGTGCCGCGGCGGCACGAAGATCATCAGGCAGGGCGACTCGCCGGCTTCAACCTGGCGCAGGAAACGCTCAAGGCGACGTGCGATGTCGTTGTGCACCCAGCCGGCCTTGTAGGTCGGGTGGAACTGCGTCGTGAAGTACAGAAGACTGCGACGCGCGAGCTCACGACGTGCCAGCTCTTTCTGCGCCGCGGTTTTGCGATCGGCTGCTGACTTCTCGATGTTGACGTCGGCTATCGACGTCTTGCCGAGCACCGAGTCGCGTACGATCGGAGTGGCCAGCGAATAGTGCGTCCTGTAGAGAGTCAGGACGCCGTGCTTCTGCTCGCAGTTGCTGCAGAAGTCGTAATACCGCACTGGGGCGGTAGAGAAAATACGGAAGTTCTCAAGCCCCTGCTCGGCGTTGCACGCTGGGCAAACTACGAGCGGGGCTTCGGTCACTGCCGCACCTCGTAGAAGTCGGCGTCGATCACGTTGTCTGCTTCGAGCAGCTTGACCAGTTCCGAGTCCTTCATGTTGCGCAGCTCGTCGTTGCTGACGTTGACGTTGACATCGACCTTGGTCGGGGCGTTGAGCCCAAGCGTAGTAGCGATCGCACCCCACCCGCCAATCATCGCTTTGGGGTCTGCGATCAAGCGCGCGATATGAATCGCGTCCATGTAGCCCGCGACCACATCTTCCTTGGTGATCGTAGTGCGCTGCTGCACCGCACGACGGAGTGCTTCGCGTGCCTCGATGATTTCGGGGCGCTGCAGCGCAGCAGCAGGCGACCTGAGCCCGACCGCGTCTGCAGCCCTGGCGACGGTGAAGCCGAGAACCTCGACGTGATAGAGGAACTCGCGTTCCACGTCGTTGATCCGCCCATCGTGTTTAGCCAGTGCGTTCACGTGATATCGATCATACCGGGATTTGTTCCCACGCAACGAACCCGGACGGCGGCGCGTAGGTCAGGTCGGCGTCCGCAAACGCCGCCGTTACGCTGTCGGCGTTGTAGTAGAGCGCGATCGCCGGCATCAGCCGGCCCGACAGCCCGGAATAAGCCTCGTTCGTGCCCGCAGCTGGGTCGCCGCTCGCCTGCCATGTGCCATTCTTGGAGAACCACACCTTGCCGGCCGTGATGTCGAACGCACAGCCGATAACGTCTCCGGTCGTATAGCTGGAACCGAAAGCCGTGGAGGAGCCGTTGTGTGCCTTGTCGCCGTTCCAGATATAACCCCACCCGTTCGCATCGATCCCGATGTAGGAGAGGAAATAGGCGGCGGCGGTGTTCACGACCCCCATGCACGTACTCTGGCCCGAATTACCGGCTACATTCACCGTCATTTCGAAGTAGAACTTGCCGCTGGTCCGGCCGTAACCAGTGGCGCGGTCCATCATCCACCCGTTGCCGCCTGAGTTTGTCGAGGTCAGCCCGCCGGCGGTGAGTGTGTGCGCGAACGCGTCCATCGGCAACAGTCGCGCCGGGTAGATCCAATCACGACCTGCGCCGCCGTTGTAAAGCCATGTTCTCTCCTCGGCGCTGAGAACGCCCTCGGCAATGAAGGCAAAATCTAGATAAGCATCCACTCCTCCTGCGGTCGAGCTAATCGTCAACACGGTTGACCCAGTGTGCAGCGCCGACGCGAACGCGGCGGAATTTGGAGTGCCGTTGTCAAGGCTGGCGTAGATCAGGTCCGTGTCCGGGTTGTACCAGCCCATGATAGAGTGCCAGCCAGTCCCGCCCGGAATAGCGCCGGCGACTACAGACACAATAGTTGAACCGTCCGTAGTCACTGACAGGATGTAATTGCTGCCGTCTTGGCGCAGCGCCCATCGCTTATTCCCGTCAGGCCATTGGCCAAAAACGATGGAACCGCCGCTGATAGGCGACTTGATGAAGATACCGCAGGTGAAACCGGTCGTCCCTAATCCGCCGAGCGCGGGCGGTGTGATGCGCCCCACCTGACTCGGTGGAATATCAAAGGCATCGCCCAAAACCCCAGTTACATAAACAGGGCCTGCGCCGCTGTCGGTAAGATTAATGTTCCCCGTCGCATCGCAGTAACCGGCGCTATTGTCGCAATCGGTCCAAAACAGCATCTTGGACATCAAATCGCTGACAGAGAAGCTAGAAACTTCGATAGCTAGCACTAGCAACCCATCGGTGCTGGAAACAGTGCACAGCCCGCCGAACAACAATGGGACATCTACAGTGACTGCCGGTTCCGGCGCTGCCGACGGCAATACGCGGCGTACCAAGTAGCGCCACGTGTCGACAATGCGGCGAAAAATGCCCGCCATGACTTAGCCGCCAATTTCCTCGAACACGACGTAGCCGTTCATCGTGATGCTGTCAGTCGGCGTCTGTGCCAGCTCAAACGTCCAACGCGCGCTGGGGCTCAGCTTCGGGTACGTTTCCGGCGTGAAGATGTGCTGGAAGTACTGGCGGATATTCCAGGCAAACGGCCGGTGCGTGACAATCGTGCCGCCACTGGCCTTGGCCGTGTTGTTCACGTCGCACACGCCACCAAACGCCGCGTCGCCAAGTTCGATTGGCGCTGGCGTCGGCGTAGTGCCGCCCGTACCTGAAGTGGTGGCGCCCTGCTTCATCAGCAGCAGCAGTGACTCTTCTTCTGCGTCGCCCAGCTCGGTTGTCTGCGACAGCCCGATCTCGTGGATGCGCACCACTGCGTCAGCGGGCGCAGTGATCTCGAACAGATCCTGCTGCACAGTGACTGCGACGGCGTTGAACTGAAGCGTATACATGCGAGACATGGTCGTTACCTCGTAAGAATGGCCTGCATACGAAACGTCGTCGGAATCAGTATACCGCTGCCGCTGCTGCTTTCAGTATAGGTGCCATAGGCATTCAGGGTGTTGCCTGCGGTTCCGCTTTCGGTCCAAGTCGCATTCGGTGAAGCGTAGGTCGTACCTTCCATGCGCGACGAACCGCCGCCACCAATATCCATTTGCGCCCGCGCCTCGAAGCTATCTGCAACGTAACCGATCCAGTAATCGGTACTGGCCGAAAGAGCGACCGAGAGGCCGGTAGACGCCGTGTCGCTAGCGCCGGCCGGGACAGCAACGGCGTTACCTACACCTAGCCGTGTCCCCGGCGTGTTGCCAGCGCCATCATCGGCATAGATCAGGCCCTTCATGCTCATACCCGCCGTTGAGGCCGAGCTGAAAAACACGTTGATCTGCGTCAGCG